GCTATTTGGATTTGTGTATATATTCATTTACTTAATAATTTTTGATGTAGTTCCTTGATTATTATATTTCTTAAAACCTAAAGGGACAGACACTATTTCTCTTTTTTCAGTTGGCATATATTTGTTTCTATTACAAGCCATTATTGCTAATCCTGAACTAATAGAAGCATCATGATTAGTTCTTTTATTTATATCAAATCTTGCCCAATCTTCTAATGTATCTTGAAAATACATTGTTCCATACCCCATTTCATTTAAACCAACGTAGTCTTCTATATAAGTTTCTATTGCTGCGGCGTGTGCTTGTATTATATCTTGAGACGAGTTTGGCATTCCTCCTATTTCTCTTTCTGTTGCGGATAGTTTATTAAATATTCTATCTGGCCTATTCATTGAGTAACCTCTATAACCTCTTCTTTTAAAATGATATAACAATCTTGGTTTATTATTTTCTGCTAATATTGGCATACCATAAAATATACACGCCATAAGCACGTCTTCAAAAAAGATCTCAGCCGTTTGAGGCCTTGATATATATTGTAAAAAGAATGTATTAGATGGAGCATCTTCCATTGAGAATTTAGTTAATCCATGTAAAGCTCCTTTAGATCCCTTACCATCTGTCGTTCCTGATATGTCATAAGGGTCACAACCAAATGCGCCAATATGCTCATTACCAGGATATTTCATACTATTCTTTAATATTATATTATTTTGTAAATGATAAGGAGGAATCCATGACACTAAAAATCTGCCATCTTTGTTTGGATAAAATATTACTTTGGTATCTGGTATACCACCTTCCCATTGAAAATTACCTTTAGTTAATATATTTGAGTTCCTTAGATCATTATTATAATCAATTTGCTCATATATTTTTGTAAGGTTAAATAAAGATTGTTTCGTTTCATCTCTAAAAGCGTGTTGTTCCGTTCTTGGAAATTGTCTATAATATTCATTTAATGCATCAGAGTCAGACTTTAAGCCATCAACCTCGTTCTGCCAGTGTTCAATAACACCATAATCTATTTCGTTTCCGTCAATTCCTTTGATTGAGGTTTTTGGAGTATCGAAGACAGGTATCCCATAAGTATCAATGAATCCCTCGTACGACCATTCCATAGGTATGAACAAACTATATAATCCTGAGCTAGTCTGTCCATTGCGGTTTCTTTTCGTAATATCTGAGGCATAATATAATTTTTTAAAATTGTCTCCTCCTTTATCTAAAGCATTTGACGTTGAACCCATCATACACTTACCAATAATTCTACTACCTAATCTTAAGCAGGTTTTGGTAACTCTCCAGTTGTTTAATATATTATCAGGTCTTAACCATTTACCACTTTCATCATGAACTAGTAATTTAAGCTTTTCACCATCATAGGAGTTATCTCCTGTATTCTTCCAATCTATTGTTGTGTCAAGACCTTCTAGTTCTTCAAGATTTTCTTGACTATCTAATTTTCTTCTTGTAAACTTTGAGGCAGGTACTCTATAAGCAAGTTCTGTTTTCGGTCTATCCATACCATCTTGTATGGGTTTAAAGAAGAAAGGATAATTAAGAGAGATTGGAACAACTTTGTCGGTAAACATTGTTTTAGCGTCTGCTCCGGCTTTTGATAAAATTCCAAACCTTGAATCACTTGATATAGTGGCTTGATTAACTAATTCAGCGGATGACATAAAAGAAAACCCGGAACGTCTATTCTTTAAATAACACATTCCATAACATCTTGGATCTGCTTTACAAGCTTCCCAAAATATAAAAAATAATCTATTTGATTCTCTAAAATCAGGTGCTCCAACATCTATCTTGCTCCATTGCAAGTACATATAGTGCGTACCCGTTATATATGTAGGTATTCCATTATTGTAAAATGAGAAACCTTCTTCTCTACGTTTAAATTCATGATCAACATAATCATACCATCTTTCTTTAAAAGTGTCTGGATATTTATTCCAATCAAATACACTCTTTATTTTTTCAAGTTCTTTTGGTATTTTTAATTGCTCCCAATACTGTTCTTCTTTCTTTGGTGCTCTTTTAAATGATTCATCAATTAACGGCAAAGCAATCCTTAAGTTCTGTATCTCGTATATTTCTCCAATCTTACCTGTTTTGCTTATAATAATTACATCGTGTTCTTTATTATAACCATATTTCCATTTATTATATCGGTTTTGTTGCTTGATTACCGATTGTTTAATGTAGTCAGGTAATACTTTATAAAGTGTTTGCTCGTACATTACTTGGATCTCCCTTCTGCAAAACCTTTAAAAGTTTTTATTGTAGGATCTTTCTCTTCTTCTTCTAGCATACGGGTTTCATCCTGTATTCTACTTAAGATTTCAAAAGCATCAAATATGGCTAACTTCTTTGTTGCTGCAGCGTTCTTTAATTTATCTGCTGATAAATCATCATCGCCATTATCTAAAATAGCTTCCTCTGCAACTTTAATTAATTCAAGAACTGCTTTGTGCCCAGCTTTTATGATATTATTTTTTGTTTCTTTAATATCCATTTTATTTAATATAATATAATTTTTTTATAGTATTTTTATGGACTCCAAAAGCTAATGCCGCTTGTCTTAAAGATAGATATTCAATTCCATCAATTGTAACAGGCATCCTATTTTTCTGACCAGTGCAACATTTTATTTTTGATGCTGAAGATAATTTCTTGCCAGTTAAAGTAGCGATTATTTTTTTTCTTCTAATAAACTCTAAATCGTCGTTTAGTTTTCCAGTACCTTCACCTCCACAAGTCATATTACAAAGAGTTCCGGTTTTTAAATCAATTCTGCCATATAATTCTATAAACTCTACCTCTTTTTCTATTGCTTGTTCTTTTGTTAAATCTTCAAAAAGAATTTCTACAGTATACTCTGTCTTGCCAATTATGCTTTTCCAAAATTTGGATCTACTTCTTTTATTATATGGTCTACTAATATCTTTACCTATACCAATATAAAACGGCATATTTTTATCGTTTCTTATATGTCTATAAACAATCCAATTATTTTGCCCAAGTTGGGTTGTATTCTGTTTCGTTTCCTTTATGTCCATATTTAATTACAATATCATTAGATTTCATACAATAAAGTCTTTGCCTATCAATGACAAAGTCAAATTCTCCGTAAGGAGTATATCCAACAAGGTCTCCCTCGTTTATTTTAAGCGCTTCTAAGGAGCTATTTCCGTACTTTAATATACCAATAAGCTTTTGCTCTTTATCTACGTTTAAATAGTCTTTATTTTTAATTGGCTTAACAAAGCATCTGTCTCCAAATGCTTTCCATTTACCTGTATTTTTATATAAATATATTTGATCTAAATTGCAAAAATATAAATCATCTTTAAAATATGATCTACTATTTTTTTTATTACCTCTTATATCGTAAAATACCCTAAAAACATTATGATGTATTACAACTATATCTCCAACTTTAATATCGGTTGAATAAGCTAAAGGTAGCGCAACAACTTCAGCAAAGTTATTTACAGATTTAAAACTTTCAATTTTAGTATTAACTATTAATTCTCTATCTGCAATCTTAACTTTGTTATTGTATCTTTCTCCTACAGGTTTAACTATAAAGTCAAATACGCTTCTCATTAGTATTCTAAATCATATTCAACAGAGATAGCCATATTAGAATTAAACTTCTTCCATGGCATAACTTCGTCTTCTTTTTTAATATAAATATTATACGACGTATCTTTATCGTCAAATATAATATTACATATGGCATGCCCTCCGTAAACGTTTTGGCCTACGGAGTAATGCATTGCTTCATTTTTATAGTCTGTACCTATACTAATTTTTCTAATAACAGAACTCATTAGTCAACTTTTTCTAATACAACCTCTTCAGGTTTATTTATAGGAGCGTAAGAACCATCTTCAACATTAATATTAATATCTCCGTATTCTGCTTGTAACTCTGATTTGAATTCTTCTACTCTTTTATTTACTTCCGCAATTTGGTGTAAGAACCCATGCTTTTGAGATTCTAATAAACCTATATTAGATAATAGGGTATTCATTTCTTTTTGTTGATTAACAATAGTTTCTAATTGTTTTTCTGTAATTTTGTTTGTGTTTTCCATTTGATTTAATTATTTGTTTATTTTAATTATCTATATAATAATATGTTTTCTTTATCAATGTTATTATAAGCCACCACTTTAGTAATAACTATCGGCAAAAATGTTCCTTGCGATATACCGGTAATTCCAATTGCTACGCCATTATTACCTACAGGTATCACATCAAGCGAGCAAGGGTCTCCATCAATTGTTTTGCCTACATAAATTGCCGATGGTGGAAATTCATCCGCTCCTACTATGTCCACATTTGTTACTATTGTTCCAAAATCTGGTTGATTACCATATTGTCCCATAATTTATTTTTTAAATATTCTATTATATATTGTTGATTTCTTCACAGGTATTTCTAATACAGTATCTCCCGGAAAACTATAATCCATACCTTGCTGCATTTTTATTGAATAACCTAAATTATCTATACCTAAAACGGGAAACTCCACATTTTTCATAGTGATTTCCCCGCTAGGTATTACATTATAAGGTCTATCTTTATCAGGACTATTTTTTTTATAACCTTTTACAGATAGATTTTTCATTTTATCTAGTTCTCTTAGCTTTATTAAGTTTTACCAAAGAAGAGATTTGTCCAGAACTTAAATTATCAGGTTTAGT